TTGGCGAAGACCCACGCCCTGGCTGCCGTACGGAGTTCATCTGTCGTTGGCGTCGTGGTCATTTCTTTATCAACGTTCATCTTTTTGTCCTTTCTTTTCTCTGCCGTAGATGTCCACCTCGCCGCGGGCGAAGGCGATATCACGAGGAGACATGTACCTTGTGAGTTTGTCTTCCGGAACGCCGAGCGCCAGGAAGAGGTCGTACCTATCCTTGTCAGTCATTTTCTTGCGTTCCCACCATCGGCATTCCAGCGGAGCGCCGAAAGGGATGATGAGGTCTTTTCCGTCAAAGAAAGGGGCGACATCACCTAGAGAATACTTAGAAAGCAAGTCGGCCAGGAGCTCTACCTCGTGAATGCTCATCTCCCCAAGCTTCTTGCCATCAAGCTCGTAGAGCCTGATGTCAGACCAAAGTGCGGCGCCGTCGCGGATCTTCATGACGTGACTCCCAGCACGCGCTCGATGCCCCGGCGATCGAACTGGAATCCCAGGTGGCACATCGCAGCGTATTTCGAGAGGGACGTCTGACCGAGCAGATCGGGCTGCAGGTTGTATCCCATGCGGTTTAACAGCTCTATCTGCTTCTCGCTGGCGGGATCGTCCAGCCAGCGGCGTGTCTTCCTGGCAGCAGTCTCAGTCTCGAAGTTGCGGAGATAGTCGTCGGCTGCGGCCATCGCCTGGAGTCTGCTGCCGATCAGGAGCTCCTCGACTTCTCCAGTGCGCTGTTTGCCCAGAGCATGCCAGGTATCACCGGCATCTGTCGTCATGATACCGGCCCAGGCCTCGAAGCCGGTGGCCATGAGAATAGAGCCGTTCCCGAAGAGGTCGCAGTAGCGGAAGGGGGAGGCGTCCAGTATGTCCATCTCTGTGAGGTCGACATGCTGCAGAGGTTCCTGCTCACCGAGCGGTTCGAAGCGGAAGCCGCAGAGTGGGCATACCTTGACCTGCGCGGGGACTTCGGCGCCACATCCGCACTTCCCTTCACTATCAGGGAAGTGAATCGTCATCCCCGGCCGGTATTCTGTGGGGCAGATTTTTGTAGGGGCGAGAGAGGGATCTGGTATGCGATCCTTCCCATCATCCCCTAAGCCGGCGTCGGCGATGAGGTTCCCATGAACCAGGAGGCTCTGACCGAAGTCCATCACCACGCAGTCTTTTTTGACGACGCCAGGGTAGAGCTTATGGTCAACTGTTCGCAGGCCACGCCCGACCATCTGGATGAGCGGACTTTTATCAGAGCACTGCCGCAGAAGAACGACGCAGGATACAGGCTGATAATCCCATCCCTCTGTCAGAATCATGCAATTGGTAATGACCTTCGTCTTCCCGGCTGTCATGGAGTCAAGGATAGCCGTACGCTGCTCCACCGACATACTGCCATGCACGCAGGCGGCCGGGATACCAGCCCTGGTAAAGGCTGTAGCGACATCCTCTGCATGGGCGACTGTCGAACAGAAGACGACGGTAGGGCGCCCGTCGGCATATTCCCTCCAGTTGCGTATCACTTCGGCGTTCACGGCGTCGGTGTTGAGTATAGCTTCGACGTCGTGCTGCTCGCCAAAGTCGGAGCAAGTACGCAGGGAAGCAAGGCGCTCACGTGTACCAGCAGTGTCTATGACGAAGGCGCGCGGCGGAACCAGGAATCCCAGGCTCACAAGCTCGCGTATCGTGATATTGTCACAGACGTTGTTGAAGAACCTGCGAAGGCCTTTGCGGTCAGACCGGGACGGTGTGGCCGTGAAGCCGGCCAGCATGACGTCAGGGTTCTTCTCCCTGGCAGCCTCTATGATGGCACTCCAAGTCGGCGCGGCGATGTGATGCGCCTCGTCGGCGATGATGAGGTCCAACTTCGGTATCCTGCTTAGATGGCCGACTAGTGACTGAACCATGGCAAAGGTTGTCTGACTGCGGAACGTTTTTTTATCAGCCGTCCAGAGGCCGATGGAGGTTTTGGGATTGACTGCGCGATACTTGGCGCAGTTTTGCTGGACAAGCTCGTGACGGTGCTGCAAGACCAGCGTTTTTCCGTCTATGGCCTTGCCGATGGCCGACAGACAGATCGTCTTGCCCGCGCCCGTGGCGGCCACGGCCAAGGTGTTGCCGTGGTCCGCCAGAGCCTTGACCGCCCGATCGACGAGCCTTTTCTGATAAGGGCGCAGGAGCATGGCTAGAACGGAACTGTGTCAGAGGTGTTCGCAGAGGCCGCCATGGGAGGCGGCGTCGTTCCCCAGGACGGAGTGGGAGCAGTGGACTGAAGAGGAGTGGCAGGCTGCTGCGCGGGGGCCGCTTGTCCCCATGCAGGAGTAGGCGCTGATGCTGCGCTGGCAGGCTGCTGCGCTACCCAGCTGGGGCGCGGAGCAGGAGCGGCTGCCGTGGTCTGCTGCACTTCGGGGACAGGCTCATTGGAAATCATTTCTCCCTGCTGGGTGAGCTGCTGGTAGCAGGGATCGTCAATGGTCACGACGGAGTAGAGACGGTTGTTGATGTAGACCTTCCCGTTGTGGGAAGGCTGCGACTGTTCGCAGTCCACGACGATGAAGCAGGTCAGCCCATCCAGTTCGGACCAGCGCTGGAGCTTACGAGCCTGCGTTGCGGTCGGGCTGTTATCTTTTGGCGTGATTCCTCTTGAAGCCTCGACCATGGCACGGATGCTGCGGATGGAGATGTCAACGGCCTTCTGCTGTCCGGTGGTCTGGGCGTTAGCCAGGTTGAAATTCTGATAGATGACTTTTCCGGCAAAAGACCCGCGGGTAACAGTCAGCTTCGTGGCCAGATACTCCAGTCCGGAATGGGCTCTGGTGAGCTCGGGGGCAGAGGCCCCTGCGCGGCCGGCTTCGGGGTAGATGATGGACAGCTGCACCTGGACTTTAGAATGTGGGGGGATAACGAGACTGGTACCGGTCTGCTGTTCGCCTGCGGTGTTAAGGTCGATGCTCATGAGTTACTCCTTCAATCAATTTGATTTTTCTTGTGTCGTGGGAATGGCGTAAGCGCCATGTGTGGCTAGGTTGAGCGCCTGATGGAAGGCGCTCCATGTTTTGTCCTGTCCGATGAGAATTTTAGCCGGGAGTCCCCAGCGGTTTTTCGCCAGAAAGTACGGGCGCTCCTCCGTGAAGATGATGCGGTCTCCTTCGCCTTCGGCCCGCCGCTTTTCACCCTTCTTCTGGTCTCCGATGATGCGGCGGTCGTAATTGCAGAAGAGCACCATGTCAGACCATTCCTGCCAGAGCGCGAATGCCCTTTTATGGACACGGATCTGATAGCGGTCATACGGCTCGCCATCAGGCGGCGTGTGTGTCCTGATCTCGGAGTGAGCGATGACAACTACAGTCATGCCGCGATTGTGGCGGAGGCTGTCCAGGCCGCCCATGATGAAGCGCCAGTTGTCATCAGCCGTCACGTAGCCCTTTCCGTAAGCGGCATCCTCGATATGCTCGATGCCCAGGTCTCCACATGTCTTTGCGAGGACAAGAGGCTCAAGCCAATCGAGGCTGTCAAGGACCAGTGTCCTGAAGGGATGCTCACCATGCAGCGCCTGAATGGCGTCGCATATGTCCTGGTACGAGGCCGCGATAGTGGGGAAGGTCGCTACGTCGAGCGCTCCGGCTCCATCCTCTGTCCGCAGAAGGATAGGTGCCTCGAAGCTGCATCCGAATGTCGTCTTCCCGAGCCCCTGGACTCCGTAAATCAGGATGCGCTGCGGGCCAAAGTGCCCGCCAGTGCGGGTAATTGCGCCAAGGTCGAAGCTCATGCTGGCACCCCGGTGAAAGAAAGAGACGTACGCCTCTCCACCGTCATGGCGTCGGTAATGAGCGCCTGCTGTTCCGGCGTTGCGTACTTAGACAGGAAGATATCGATGGTCTTCTTGTCCACAGGCTTCCACTCGAAGGTGAAGGCCTTGAGGAAAGCGGCGTCGCCCATCGCGGCGCGGGCGGCGTTGAGCTTGTCCTGGTCCCACTTGTACTTTTCCATGATCTGAACTCGCGCCCTGACGTTGCCGGAATCGGCATATCCTGTGCGCTTCCCGTCAGGGATTTGAACCCCAGCAATGATTTCGGCCTGCAGGTCGGTGTACCTGCTCTTGAGCTCGTCAATCTGACGCTTGATAGCTACTGCTTCTGTAATCGCCTGTTCGATGGTCATACCGTGCTCCTTGTTTTTGAGTCGGCGGGTCTCATCACCCCGCCTTTGTCCAGTGCGGGAGGAACCGCATGGCCCTGCCTGTGCCGCAGGCAGGGAATTTGGGGAAAAGTGGTGAAGGGGCGGCCATGTAGAGAGAGGTAGTGGCCTGAGAGAGAGACTGTATCCTCTATGGCCGCCCCTGACGCCTCGCGGCGAAGGGCAGCGTCTGACCCTGCCGTGGTCCCGGGGTCCGGGAAATTTTTTAGCGATTCACCCAACCGCTCATAGGCTTTCTGGAAACATCTTCTGCCGGGATGAAATGTAAAAAACCATGCTTCGTTTTTGTGTAGATGCGGCTATGCACGGATTCTATAACGTGAGCGTGACGGTGAATAAATTTTTTCAGACCGCGGCGAGTGAATGTGCGGCCCATTACTGACCGCCCCCAATCGTCATGAGCTATACATAGATTTACAGTATACATTTTCGTCTTCTTATTTTTGCGGGGGCCGGGCTATCTCTTCTCTCGTGACGGCTCCGGCCCCCTCGTTCCCTTACGCGGCTTTCTCCGACCGCACTCCTGTCCGGCCACTCCGGGCAGGAAAATCCTTAGAAATCTGTGCCTACTGTGAACATCAGCCCCGACACTACGAGGATGGTGCCCACCCACGCCACTGCGGCCATTGTCGTGGTGACGGCCTCGATGATCCGCTCTCTGCGCGTCTGCTTGGCGCGCTGCGCCATCTGCCAGGCGAAGGCTTTGCGGCCCTCACGCACCGTCCGGCTCTCGATGGAAGAGAGCAGGGCGGCTGCGTCGGAAAATCTTTCTGATGCGGTGTGCATAGGAGCCTCCTTACGGCTCCCTTATGTCATCAATTGATTACAAAAGCAAGCAAAAAGTTATCCAAAGATTACTAAGGCACAAAAAAATCCCCGCCGGTTGAGGCGGGGACAAAAAA